TCGAACTAGACGCATCAGCGAAACTAAACAGTTTTCTTTACTGCATATGTTTATTGCATGCGCCATAATCTGCACGCATAACAACATGCGTTGTGTGAACTTGATATGTTTATGAAATGGCGAAAGTTGGCAGGCCACCAAAACCAATTGAACAGAAAAGGCGTACAGGAAATCCTGGCGGACGCAAGTTGCCGCCATTAACAGTTGTTCCATTGCCTGTTGTTGATAACACGCCCCCAGAACCACATCGCCCTTTAATGCGTACAACAAGTGGCGCATTGGGTGCAGGCGCACAACTGTGGCATTTTATTTGGACGAGTGCTTCGCCTTGGTTGCGTAAAGACATGGACGCTGAATTAGTGATGCTTGTTTGTGAGCAACAGGACGAGCGAACAATGTTGCGTGACAAGATGTTTCGTATTGGCTTAGAATGGCGTGAACGAAGTGCGTTGCGACAATTAGAGAAACAGATAGCAAACAACCTTGCACAACTAGGTTTTACGCCAACAGACCGTGCAAGGCTTGGCATGAGTAACCAATCAACAGACGCATTACAGGAGTTCCGTGACAGAGTTACAGCGAAGCGCACTCAGTCCTAACAAGAAATGGCGACCCACATATTTTGTTGATAGGCGAAACAAAGATACAGACGGAGATTTAGTCACACAGTTTGCGCAACGATGGTTGAGCGTTACTAAAGGCAAACTTGCTGGTGAGCCTTTGCAGTTCACAGCATGGCAACGCTGGTTATTAGGTGCGTTGCTAGAACGACGTGAAGACAAGCATTTGCGTTTTCGCCGTGCGTTAATTGGCTTGCCACGCAAACAAGGCAAATCGTTAATGGGCAGTTCGCTTGCGTTGTATGGTTTGTTTGCTGGCGAACCTGGGGCAGAAGTTTATTCCGCCGCAGGTGACAGACAACAAGGACGCATCGTATTTGGTGAAGCAAAGCAACAAATCTTGCAGTCGCCTTTGCTGTCGCAAGAGTGCAAGGTTTATCGAGACGCAATAGAAGTGCCACGTCATGGTGCTGTCTATCGTGTGTTGTCAAGCGACGGAAAACTGCAACAAGGTTTGAACCCGTCATTGGTCGTGTTTGATGAATTGCATGTGCAACCTAATGACGATTTGTGGGACGCACTTACTCTTGGTTCTGGCGCACGCCAAGACCCGTTAGCAATTGCAATCACAACAGCAGGCTTTGACTTAGACAGTTTGGCTGGGCGTTTATACAACTACGGCAAAGGCGTATCAGCAAAAGAAATAGACGACGACACTTTTGGTTTTTATTGGTGGGAAGCAAAACCCGAGTGCGATATAAACAACAAAGCAGAGTGGCGCAAAGCGAATCCCAATCTTGCACTTGGTTTGCTAGACGCAGAGGACATGGAAGTAAGCGCAAGACAAACAAGCGAAATGGCGTTTCGCAGATTTCGTCTGAATCAGTGGGTGCGTACACAAGAAAGTTGGTTGCCTGTTGGCGCATGGGAACAGTGCATAGGCGACGCAACTATGAACACAACTAATGACAGTTGGGTTGGTATTGACATGGCAATGAAATACGACAGCATCGCAGTTGTTATGGCACAACCACAAGACGACGGACGCATTGTTGTTGATGCAAAGATTTGGCACCCAGACCAAGGCGATATGAGTGTGGCAGATGTAGAACAGCATTTACGACAACTGCACAGGACTTACAATGTTCGTGAATTTGCTTACGACCCTGCCTACTTTCAACGCAGTGCCGAAGCATTGTTTGACGAAGGACTACCAATGGTTGAGTTTCCGCAATCAAGCCAACGCATGATTCCTGCATGCGGTACTGCATACGACTTAATCGTTACAAACAAAATTGTTCATGATGGTGCGCCTATGTTCACAGACCAAGTTTTATCTGCGGCGCAACGCATGACTGAAAGTGGCTGGCGATTAAGTAAAGGAAAATCACGCCGCAAAATAGATGCGGCAATTGCAATGTGCATGGCGTTAGACCGTGCAACACGCCGAGCAACTAGCACGCCAACACCTAGTGTTGTGCAGGTATGGTAACGCTATGGCTTTAAGAGATTTATTCCGAAGCAAAGAGACACGAGCACTTTCAACAAACATTGACCCGTATCAAATAACCGCACGCCCATTGTTTAGTAACTACTCAGGCGAAGTTATTAACGAAGCAAATGTGTTTGCAAGTAGTGCAATGATTGCGGCTGTTACTTTGCTTGCAGACAGCGTTGCAACAATGCCGTTGGAACTAATGCGAGACACAGGTGGCAGATGGGAACGATTGCCAACGCCCGATGTATTGCGCCGCCCAAATGATGAACAACTTATGTTTGATTTCGTTCATCAAACAGTTGTAACGCTTGCAATACACGGCGTGGACTTTGTGTTTGCACCAACAGACCGAACAGGCATGCCATTAGAGTTGCGCAACTTAAATCCATTGAACATTAAACATGCAGTCAGTGATGACGGAACAATGATGTATCAAATTGGTGCAAACAAAGAACTAATCGGACGAGATGTAATTAGACAAATTGACTGGCTAAAACTTCCGGGACAATGGCGTGGCATTTCGCCAATAGATGCAATGCGAAACATTATTGGCACAGACATTTCAATCAACCGTTATCTCGCCGCATTTTACGGAGATGGCGCAACACCGTCAAGCGTGCTCGAGACAGAAAACCAATTAACACCAGACCAAGCACAAGTGTTGCGTGATACATGGACAGACATGCACTACAAAACACGCAAGCCAGCAGTCTTGTCAGGCGGATTAAAGTGGCGACCCATTGCCGCAAGCGCAAGTGACATGGACACAATGGCACATCGTGAAAGCATTGTGCGAGACATTGCTCGTGCATACCGTATTCCACTGCACTTAATCAACGGCACAGGTGGCGATTCGCAAACTTATCAAAATGTTGAAAGCGCAGGTATTAACTTTGTGCGACACACATTGCTTCCATACATGCGCCGTATTGAAGGAGCAATAAGTGAAATGTTGCCTGTTGATTTAAGCGTGCGATTCAATGCAGACGAATATCTACGAGCAGACCTTGCAACAAGAGTGCGTGCAAGTCAGATACAAATAGCGTCGGGCATGCTTACACCAAACGAAGCACGCCACATTGAAGGACGCGAACCGTATGACGGTGGCGATAACTTCACATTCTTGCCAACAGGAGTTGTGCCGCCACTAGGTAGTGACAAGGAACGACCAGTATGAAATCATTTGCAACAACAGTTACAACAACACCAACACTTATTGTTCCTGCAGACAATATAAATCGCACAGTCTATTTACATACGGGAACTGGAAGCGTGTATATAGGTGGAAGCGATGTCACATCAGCAGACGGCGTTCACTTGCAGAATGGAACAACAATTCAGTTATTCATTCCATTGAGTGAAACACTGTACGCAGTAACAGCGTCGTCAAGCCAAACCTTAGTAACACTCACACCAGATAGCGATTAGTTATGCCTTATTGGATTAGCAGTGACCAAGCAGATTGCGATGGTTGGGCAACTTTGTTAGAAAAAGATGATGGCACATACGAGATGTTGGCATGCCACACAACTAAGGAAGATGCAGTTGCACACATGGTCGCGGCAAGTATCAACACAGATGGGAAAGCAATGGGACAACTAAACAGCATTCGTTCAGTGCGTGCAGTAAATCTAGAACCACCTGCTTATATGCGTGCCGCCGCAAAGCGTGGATTGCAATTGCATGAAGAAGGTTTCAGCGGTGATGGCATGCGACCACAAACAGTAGAGGACGCACGCAAAATGGCGGCAGGAACAGTCACGGAAGAAAAGTGGCGAAAGATTGGTCCTTGGATAGCACGCCACCTTGTAGATTTGGACGCAGTGCAAGGTGATGAAATTACGCCTGGACTTGTTGCTCATTTGTTATGGGGCAGTGGTCCAAGCAAATCTGATGCACGGCGTGCAATGGAATATGCAAACGATGTAGTTGGCAGACTAGACGAAGAAAGAGAAGCAATGGACAACAACGAGCAGAAGATGTGGCACGATAAAGACGAGCGAGTTTTGCCAGACAATTATCGCCCAGCCAACAGCGACGATGTTCCCGAAGGCGCAAGTTGCGGTAGTTGTATGCACCGTTCAGATGAAGGTATGTGCATGCGCTTTGACGCTATGTGTGATGTTGATTATTACTGCAACGCATACGAAGCACAATCAACAGAACAAGTAGAGCAGGAAAAAGAAGTAGAAGCAGACATGGAAGAAAGTGATGACACTGCAAGCATTCGTAATCGTTGGGTTGTAACAACAAACAACAAACGCAGTATTGCTTACAGCAATTTAGAAGTTCGTGCAGATGAAGATGGCAACACACTTGTTGGCTATGCGGCAGTATTTGACAGCCCAAGTGAACCGTTGCCTTGGACAGAGTTTGTAAGGCGTGGCGCATTTGCGAAAACAATTAACGATGGCGCAGATGTGCGCTTACTTGTAGACCATGAAGGCGTACCGCTTGCACGAACTAAAAGTGGCACATTGCGTATAAAGGAAGATGATAAAGGTTTGCGAGTTGAAGCAGACTTAGATGAAGCAAATCCTGATGCGGCTCGTGTAATGAGCGCACTTCGTCGTGGCGATGTAAGTCAAATGAGTTTCGCATTTGAACCCGTCAAAGATAGTTGGAGTAGCGACAAGAAAACTCGTGAACTTAAAGAAGTGAAATTGTTTGATGTGAGTGTTGTTACATATCCTGCTTACGAAGAAACAATGGTGCAGTTACGCAATGCGCAAGCAAACAACACAAACACCACTATGGTGAAGTCAAGTTCGCTGGCGTTGCGGCGAGCACAAATAGCAATACAACGCACAAGCAGAGCCGTTCAACAGCCGACTGAATAAGTCACTGACAAGGACACTTGCAAACAATTATCAACCACTCTCAATAGGAGAAAAAATAATGTCAATGTCAGAAAAATTAAAAGAGAAGCGCAGTGCGCTACTCGTAGACGCACAAGCAATCGTTGATGCGGCAGAAGCCGAGAGTCGCGATTTGACAAGCGAAGAAGATGCAAAGATTGCACAAGCATTAAAAGATGCCGCAAATCTTGATGCAAACATTTCGCATCACGAAGAACTTGAAGCACGCAGTGCGCAAGCAAAAGAAGTACGCAAAGAAGCAGGCGTTGGTGGTGCAGTTGTCAAGCGTGAATCACGCACATACAACCCACAAGGTACGCATTCGTTCATTGCAGACGCTTATGCCGCACAGTTCAACAACGACTATGTTGCCGCTGAACGCCTTGCACGCCATGCACAAGAAGAACGAGTTGAGCGTCGTGATGTAACATCAAGCAACTTTGCTGGACTTGTTGTTCCGCAATACTTGACAGACCTTGCGGCACCATTTGCTCGTGCAGGTCGTGTGACATCTGATTTAGCACGCAAGCATGCGCTACCAGATGCAGGACTTACCTTGTCAATTTCAAAGGTAACAACAGGCTCGTCAGTAGCCGCACAAAGCGAAGGCGCAACTGTTTCCGAAACAAACATGGACGACACAAAGTTGGACATCTCGGTGAACACATACGCTGGTCAGCAAAATGTTTCGCGTCAAGCAATTGAGCGTGGAACAAACATTGACAGCCTTGTAATGGCTGACCTTGTTTCGGCTTACCACACAACATTGAACACGGCAGTTGTTGCAGAGTTGTTTGCTTCGGCAGGTAACGCAGTAACTTACACTGACGCTTCACCAACAGTTGCGGAACTCTATCCAAAACTATTGGACTCAGTGCAAAAGGTACAGACGTCGTTCTTTGCTGGTCCGAATGTAATTATCATGCACCCACGACGACTTGCATTTATTTTGGCGGCTGTTGATTCAAGCAACCGTCCACTTGCAGTTCCAACAGTGCAAGGACCAATGAATACATTTGCTGGTGGCAGTGGCGCACCTGTTTACGGCAACAGCGGTTACTCAATCGCAGGCTTGCCAGTATTCACTGACGCAACTGTTGCAACTGACAAAGGCGCAGGAACTAACCAAGACACCATTTACATTGGTAACTCGCAAGAGTTGCACTTGTGGGAACAGGGTTCTGGCGAGCCAATGATGTTGCGCTTTGAGCAACCAAAAGCCGCTGAACTTGATGTAACCATGATTGTTTACGGCTACGCCGCATTCACCGCGAATCGTTACCCAAGCGCATGGTCGCAAATTAACGGAACAGGTTTGGTTACTCCAACCTTCTAATCCAACTATGATGTGAGTGCAGTGTGACTCCAAGCGCACTGCACTCACAATCTAGGAGCATTATGTCAAACAAAGATTTAGAAATTCAAGCGTTGCTAGTAGAGCGTGCAGGTTATGTTGCACGCAATTTGGTTAAGCGTGTTGCCGCAGTTGATGACGCACTAGCGGCATTAGGACACAAAACAACAAAAGTAGAAACAGCGTCTTACGAACCAGCAACAGAGAAAGCAAACAAGCCAGAACCGACTAAGCGCAAGAAGTAAGCAATGGCAATTTCAAACGGTTATGCCACTTTGGCGCAAGTTAAAAGTGCCTTACGCATAACAGACAGCGTTGATGACACACTGTTAGAGCAAGCGATAGAAAGTGCAAGCAGGCGCATTGACGGTTATTGTGGTCGTTGGTTTTACAAAACACCACAGACAGCAATTAAGGTTTATCCGTTTGACTATTACAATGTGCCAACACAAGACATTGCCAACACGACTGTCACAGTTGCAGTAAGCACTCAAGGCAACGGCGTTTACGACCAAACATGGACACAAGGCACTGATTATCAACTAGAGCCACTGAATGCTTCTCTTAATAACGACCCTTACAACAGAATCGTCGCTATTGGTGGCAAAACTTTTCCAATTCAAGTAACGCCAAATGTTCCTTATGTACAAATCACGGCGCAATGGGGTTGGCAAGATGTGCCGATAGATGTAACGCAAGCATGCGTGTTGTTGTCCATACGCCAATTTGCACGGCTGAATGCGGCTTTAGGCATTGTTGGTTTTAATGACATGGCAATACAAGTAAAAGCCGTATACCCAGATGTTCGAGATTTACTTAATCAGTATCGCTTAATGGCAGTTGCTTAATGCCTGCAACAATTAGTGAAGTTGCTACAGGACTTGCAACAGCACTTGCAACCGTAAGTGGTTTGCGCACATACAACTATCAGCCCGAACAATTAAATCCGCCTGTTGCTTACCCTGAACTCACAACAGTTACTTATCACCGAGCATTTCAAGGCGGTGATGTTGTAACAAATTGGAACATTGGCATTGTTGTTGGCAGATACACAGATAGAACGGCACACAGTCTGCTAGACAGTTACTTGTCGTTCTCTGGTGCGCAAAGCATTAGGGCGGCGATAGAAGCGGACAAAACACTTGGTGGCAGAGTGCAAACTTTGATACTTAGTCAAGGCGCAAGAATTACTGCACTTAGTGTTGCGGACGCAGAGTTTTTACAGATTGAATTTACTTGTGAAGTTCACGCATAGGAGCAACATGGCAACATACAAAGTTATTTCAAACAACTGCACACTCGGCAAAATTGGGCAGACAATAGTTAGCGCAAATGACACAAGCATCAACTATGATGCACTCGTACAAGGTGGACACTTAGAAGAAGTGAAAGCACAAGCAATCAAACCCGTTAAGGAAGGCAACTAACAATGGCAAAGATTATTCTCACAGATGCAAGCATCACCGTGAACTCGGTGGCACTCAGTTCGCTGTCTAACAGCGTGACGCTAACTTACGAAAAAGACAGCGTTGAAATCACGGCGTTCGGCGACACAGGACACAAGTTCACTGGCGGATTGCAAAACATCACATGCGAAATGGAAATGTTCCAAGACTTCGCGGCGACACAAACAGAAGCGACTATCTATCCGCTTGTAGGCACGCCGACAACAGTTGTCATCAAGCCAACAAGTGACGCAGTAAGTGCAACGAATCCGTCTTACACACTTTCGGACACCATGCTTGTCAGCCACACTCCTGTTGCTGGTGCAGTAGGCGAAGTGGCAATGACTAGCCTTAGTTTCACTGGCGGAACATTGGTTAAGGCAACTTCATAACAATTAACAAAGGAACAGCGACATGAAAATTGAAATGACAGTTACATACCTTGACGGTACTAAAGACGATGTAGATGCAGTGTTTGCAGACTTCGTCGGCTTTGAGCGTACATGGCAACGCAGTGTCGCAAAGTTTGAACAAGAGTTACGGCTTACAGATTTAGCGTGGCTTGCGTGGAGCGCACTTACGCATCGCAACAAAACAAAACTAAAGTTCGACCCAGATTGGATTGCAACTGTAGAGAATGTTGGTTTGCGAGAGACAGGTGAAACCCCTTTAGAAAGCGGCTCGGCGAAGACTCTGCCCACTGGTTAATTGCACATCTTGCATACGAATACGGCATTGCGCCGCATTTGTTGTTGCAAGAAACTGATGAAATGTTAAGTGTCATGATTGCTTACCAAAAATGGTTGGTTAAAGAACACAACCGTCGTAACAAGTAGGAATAGATTGACAGCATGAAAAGCACGGGCATAGGCGCAAGCGACTGGAACAAAGTTGGTGGCGTCGTGTCGTATCAAGTCGTTGGTTTGTCCGATACTTTGCGTGCGTTAAAACTGTTTGAGCCAGAGTTGTACAACAAATTGCGACGTGACTTGGTGAAAGATGCAGTGCCGTTAGCAAACGAAATTGGTGGCAAATTTCCTGCAAAGCCTTTGCGATGGTGGAAAGAAAATGGTCGTGCAGGCAATGCACGCATGCCTGGATACAAAGCAAGTAGAGCACAAGCAAAAGTAAAACCAATTGCAGGTACAGGACGGGAGCATGGCAAAGGGCGAGCCATATTGCGTTTGCAACAAATGGACGGTGGTGGACAGGTTTACGACAGCGCAGGTGGCATGCGTGCGAAAAGTCAATTCGTGCAAAACTTAGACAAGCACAGTCGGATAAAGAGTCGTGGTGGACGATTTCGTAGCCGTATTTTGTTTCCGTACACAAAGAAAAATCAGCCAACTATTCAAGGACTTGTTGCAGATGTTGTGCAAAAGTTAGAGAAGCAAACGACAAGACGACTACAAGGACAACTAGGCGCAATAGGTAGAAAGAAGTTTTAATGGCTGTTGGCGTAAACATAGTCAGCAATTTCAGTGGCAATGGAATTAGCAAAGCAATCAAAGAGTTCAAGAAACTTGATGGCGGCGCGGCAAAGAGTGCGTTCGCATTAGGCACATTAGACAAAAGTGCAACAGCGGCAGTCAAAGGAATTGCAAAAGTTGCCGCAGGTGTAGGCGTTGCCGCAGGAGTTATCGGCTACAAGTTGGCGAAGGCAGGTTATGAGGGCCAAAAGGTTATGGCGCAAACAACTGCCATCATTACTGCAACTGGTGGTGCGGCAGGCGTAACAGCAAAACAAGTAGAAGCAATGTCTAAATCTATGGCAATGCAAATAGGCGTAGACGACCAACTAATCCAAGCGTCTGCAAACTTGTTGCTTACCTTTAAGGGAGTACAAAATCAGGCTGGTAAAGGCAACGACATATTCAATCAAGCGGTTGCAATTACGCAAGACATGGCAAATGTGTTTGGTGGTGCAGATGCCGCCGCTAAACAATTAGGCAAGGCATTGTCTGACCCTGTTGCTGGATTGACTGCACTAAAAAAATCTGGCATTGACTTTACTGAGCAACAGAAAACACAAATTGAAACCCTTGTGAAGTCTGGCAAGTCTCTTGAAGCACAGAAAATAATCTTGAAAGAAATTGAGTCGCAAGTTGGTGGTACAGCCGCCGCAAGTGCAACTGGTTTTGACCGCATGGTTGTTGCCGCAAACATATTGGCAGGCAACCTTGGAGATTTTTTGATTCCGTATATTGAACGCTTTGCAACTTTTGTTATTGAAAAGGTTGTGCCTTACATGAACGACCTTATTGCAATTATGGGCGAACGGGGTGTGGGTGGCGTAATAAAAAAATTGTCTACAGATTTTCTTGGCATGCTCGGCAACATGGGCAAAACAGGCAACACGATAATGGGCATTGTTACGGCATTTATTGCGTTAAAAGCGGCGATGATGGCATATACGATTGCGCAAGGTTTCGCAACAATTGCTACGACTCTGTTTGGTGTTGCCTGGAACGCAACGGGCATTGGTTTGATTGCCGCCGCAATTGCCGCAATTGTTGTTGGCTTGATTGCGTTGTACTTAAAGTTTGAGTCTGTGCGCAAAGTTGTTAGCGCATTGGGCGACATATTGAAATTTGTTATTACAAATGCAATTGTGATGGTGCAAAATTATTTCATTGGTTGGATAAATCTCGCTATTAAAGGCATCAACCTTCTTATTAAAGGCGCAAACATGTTTGGCGCCGATTTGGAAGAAATACCCGAGTTGTCGTACAAAGCATTTTCCGCATTACAAATAGGCGCAAACAAAGCAACAACAGCGGTACGCAGTACTCAAATGGCTGTTACACAAACAGCAGACCAACTAGAGCGAATGGCTTTGGGTGTTACTAAAAATGCACCTAAACCAATTCCAAGTGGTGTTAGTGCGTCTGTCAAAACGCTTAAAGAGTTGATGAAAGATTATCGAGAAGCCGTGCTTGGCGTACAAGACGCACAAGTTAAATTGGCTGAATCAACGCAAGCAATAACTGATGCGCAGATGAAAGTTAAAGACGCTTCATTTGCTGTTGAAGATGCGTTCCGGGACATTGCAAAAGCGCAAGACGAAGTAATAAACAAAACTCGTGAACACAAGCGAGCGCAAGACGCTGTACGCAAAGCAATGAGTGAAGCGGCTGACGCTGTACTTGATACGCAACGAGCGCAAGAAAAGTTGGCTGTAGTAACAACAAAGGTTACGGAAGCACAACGAGCATTAGACGAAGCAGTAAATGGGTATGGTGCAAACAACAAGAAAACTAGAACCGCACAAGACGCATACGAGGAAAGTCAGCGCAATCTCGAAACAAGTGGCTACGACTTAGAACAAGCGCAATGGGCAGTAATTGACGCAGAGACCGAGTTGGCAAATGTGCGTGCGAATAGTGCAAGCACGCAACGAGATATTCGTCAAGCCGAAATAGATTTGGCAACAGCGAAACTTGATTTAATTGAAGCGCAACGAGAGCAACGGCTTACGCAAGAGGAAGTTACTGCAACGCAAGACGAATACAATCAGATGCTTAATGGTGTGCGCACCGACAGCGAACTCTATAAAGATTTGTTGGACAAACTTAACGAGGCAAAAGCGGCTGAACGAGATGCGATAGACGCTGTTACTGACGCACGCACAAAAGAAGCAGAAGCAACAACAGCAATATCTGATGCGTTGCTGGCAGAGGAAGAAGCATTGAAAGCAATTGACGACGCAAAGTTGGCTGTTGCTAAAGCAATTCGAGAACATGAAAAGGCGTTATATGACGAAGCCGCCGCAATTCGTGATGTAGCGAAAGCACAGTTGGAAGAAGCACGAGCAATAGACGAAGTGCGTGTTGCACAAGAAAAATTAAATGAAGCAAAGAAAGCAAAAGGATTAACGCCATCTGCAATTAACAAAGTTGATACAGCGATTGCAGGCGTTATAGCGGCGACAAATGCTGTTGTGGCTGGTGTAGGCAGTGCGACGGCTACAAGCGCAACAGGAGCGTCCGCAGGCATGTCTGCGGCGACATTAGAAGCATTGTTCGCACGGCGTGGAATGGCAATGGCAAATGGCGGTATTGCAATGCGACCAGCATTACGGTTGATTGGCGAAGCAGGACCAGAAGCAATTGTGCCACTCAATCGCATGAGCGACCCGAACAGTGCAACAACAATAAACATAACTGTTAATGCTGGCATGGGTGCAGACGGTGGTGCAGTTGGTAACGCTGTAGTAGATGCGCTAGTAAAATATCAACGGCGCAACGGCGCAATTCCAATTGCTGTAAAAGGTTAATCATGGCAGTGACAATGCCTTGGGGCGAAACAATTGTTGTTGGCATGAGTCTCGGTTTTCCTGTCAATGTTTTCACGCTTAATGACGCAACGACAGGCGTGCTAGATGTAGGCATTTTAGATGGTGCGCTAGTAGCGCAACCTGTAACCGAATTTGCGCAATCAGTAACAATTGCTCGTGGGCGTAGTGCTAATCAAAACGAAACACAAGCAGGCGTCGCCACAATCGTGCTAAACAACAATGACAGACGCTTTGACCCAATAAATGAGGATTCACCATATTGGGACAGCGCAACAAATAGCAGTGGTGTACAACCACGTCGCTTTGTTGAAATTATTAGCAACGGCGAACACTTGTTTCAAGGCGCAATAACTGCCATTAACATTTCTTATGAGACACAATTCAGCACATGCACAATAGAGGCATCGGACGACTTTACACGGCTCGCGAACATGACAATTGCAACAGCATTTACACCGCCTGTTGAAATAAGTGGTAATCGCATAAGTGAAATTCTTGATTTGCCCGAAATAAATTATCCAATAGACCAGCGAGTTATAGAGACTGGCGGCAAAGACTTGCAAGCATTGCAGATAGACGCTGGAACAAATGTGCTCTCTTATTTGCAACAAGTAGCACTCGCAGACGACGCATTGTTGTTCATGAGTCGTGACGGCGACATTGTGTACACAGACCCATTAGGCACAGTTTGGAATTACGATATTGACGCAACATTTACAGACAGCACGGCAGGCGTTGCCATTATTCCGTACACAGGCATTAGCACAATTACAGACCAAACTTTCTTGTACAACAGAATTATTACAAGCAACGAAGGCGGCACAGAGTACATAAAAAACGACACTGCAAGCCAAGATGATTACGGCATACAAACCTATTCGCTAACAGGTTTGTTACTGGAAAACGACAGTGACGCAGAACAATTAGCAACAGACCTACTAGCAAAATACAAAGACCCCGTCTATCGCTTTGACGACATGCAATTTGTTTTTAATAGCCTGTCTACAGCAAATCAAACGGTTATGGCAACACTAGACATAGGTTCAAATATAAAAATTGTGCGCACATTCGCTACAGGTTCACCATTAACTGTGGAACTTTATTATCAAGTAGAAAGAGTGAATCACGAAATTACGACTGGACAACACACATGCACTATTGGTTTGGGCAGTCTTAAAACACTCATCTACGAATTCATTTTGTCTGACGCAGAATACGGCATTTTAGACGCTTCAAATGCGCTCGCATGATGTAGAGTAAACGACTATGGCAGGTGCAGGCGCAAAATTATTTGTTAGCGGTGATGTTCTTACAGCGGCGCAAGTAAACACATATTTGATGGACCAAACCATTATGAAGTTTGCAAATGTTGCCGCACGAACAGCGGCGTTTGGTGGCGCAGGCGAACCAACATTGGCTGAAGGCATGTTTAGTTTTTTAACAGACACAGATGCTTTAGAGTATTATGATGGTTCTGCATGGGTGCCGTTTTCAGCAGGCGGAAGCGGTGACTCAGACCAAATTGTTTTAGGCACTCAAATTTTCAGTTAAAGGAAAACAATGGCAACATTTAGCAAAATCGCCTTATCAGGTAGCACAGACGGAAAAATGATTCAAGTTTCTGCGACAACGACACCAGGAACAACAATTCACACAGGCTCAACGACAGCGACAACATACGATGAGATTTGGCTCTATGCAGTAAACTCAGATACGACTGCTCGCAAATTGACTATTGAGTGGGGTGGCACTACATCACCAACTGACTTGATAGAGTTCACTGTGGCCGCTGAATCAGGTTTATATTTAGTAGTGCCAGGTCTTGTAATTAAAGGCAACGCAACCGCACTAATTGTTCGTGCTTTCGCGGCGACAACAGCAGTAATAAACATCGCAGGTTATGTAAACCGAATTACAGCGTAAGGTTTAGCGATGTCTAGATACGGAAAACGCACACGAGTTTCCACAGCAGTTTCTACTTGGGGTCAAGGGGCTAGTCTCATTCCTGCATCTTTTGAGTATGTCATCGTTGCTGGTGGCGGTGGTGGTGGTGGAACTTATTATGCTGGTGCTGGTGGTGCTGGTGGTTATCGTTCGTCTGTAAGTGGTGAATCATCTGGTGGTGGTGCGAGCGCAGAGTCAGCAGTGACCATTACAAGAAATGAAACTTATACCGTTGTCGTTGGTGGTGGTGGTGCTGGTGGTGCGCACAACAATCGTGGTTTTCAGGGCTCAGATTCATCTATCACTTCTACTTCAACTTCTGTCACATCAACAGGCGGTGGTGGTGGTGCCAGTGGCGCTGCTGCTACTACTGGTGGTAGTGGTGGCGGTGGTGGTAATGCTTTTACTACGGGTGCGGCAGGAACAACAAATCAAGGCTATGCAGGTGGTAGTGGACCGCCAGGTGGCGGTGGCGGTGGTGCAGGCGCAGTAGGCGCAAATGCTAATGCTGGCGCAGGAACGGGTGGCAATGGCGGTGTAGGCGTTTCATCAAGCATCACTGGAAGTGCTGTTTATCGTGCTGGTGGCGGTGGCGGTGGCGGTGGCACAAGCACTGGTGGTACTGGTGGCAATGGTGGTGGTGGCAAAGGTGGCGACAGAACAGTTGATAACTCTACTGCTGGCACGGCAAACACGGGTGGTGGTGCTGGTGGTATGGACGGATACGCCACGGGTATAGGAACGGCAAAATCTGGCGGTAGCGGTGTGGTTATCATCAGAGTGCCTACTGGTTTTCCTGACGCTATTCATTCTGCTACATCTGTAACTACGAGTGGTTCGTATCGCATCTACACTTTTAACTCGTCTGGTTCAATAGCGTGGATATAAAAAATATGTTTGTTTGTTTATCAGGACTGCCACGCTCTGGTTCAACTTTGCTTTCAACAATCTTGCATCAGAATCCTGATATTTATGCTGAAGGTAATTCGGCTGTATGTCAGTTGATGTGGGATATGCAACAGTCATGCGAGATTTCGTCACGAGAACAACTTGAAGCAAACTATCGTTTTAATACTGCTTATGATTTGATTAGCGAAATACCAAACATTTATTATCAAAACACGACACGCCCAATAATTGTTGATAAGTGTCGTTCGTGGACTTTGCCCGCAAATCAAGATTTGTTGCGCCGATATGTTACCGATACCCCGAAAACAATCGTGCTAACTAGACCAGTAGATGAAATTGTTAATTCATTTCAATCGTTGCACGAATTAAACAATAAGCCATTTGATGCGAATGAGTATCTTCGTGAAGATAGTGAGCCGTTGATGCGTTCTTTGCGTGGTGTTGAGTGGGCTAAACAAGTCAATCAAGGAGAGTTCCTGTTTGTTACCTATAACGAACTTGTTACCGAGACAGATAATGTTTTAGATGAAGTTTATTCTTTTATTGACGCACCAAGATTTGAACACGATTTGAACAATATAGAAAATGTTATGTGTGAAAATGATTTTGTTTATGGATTGGCTGGTATGCACGATGTTCGTTCAGAAATTGAATTTAGGTCAAGAGTAAACTAATGGCGCATTTTGCTAAAATAGAAAACGACATTGTTACGAATGTCATTGTGGTCGCTAACGATGTTTGTGGTGAACCAACATTAACTTTTCCTGATACTTGCGCCGCTGGTCGTGCTTTTATTGTCAACACGCTAAAACTTGATGGTGAGTGGAAACAGACTTCATATAACGGCAGTTTTCGTGGCACATACGCAGGTATCGGTTACACCTATGACCCTGTTGCTGACGAGTTTGTTGCACCTGTAGTTGAAGAACCTGCCGAATCTTAAAGTGTGGGTCGCAATCTAACAAGGTGGCTGATACCGCTACCAGCAATTCTGTTTGCGTTAATACCGCAAAACGCTAAAGCAGAACAGCAATCTGGACTAGCAACTACCTACTACACAATTACTGAAATTCCACCTGTTAAATCAACAAGCAATTATGTTGTTTGCGGAACAGAGATAGAGAACAACATAAACCGTTCATACGACGGTGAGCCATACGAGAATTGCACTAATGATTTATTCATGGTTCATATGTTGGGTTTTATCGAGATACCGCAACACGAAACAATAGAGTTCATGCTTGCGTCTGATGACGGCGGCACAATAAAAATTGGTTTAGACGAATTTGGTGTGTGGAACGACCAGGGTTGCACATGGACTGAGTCAGGACTGTTACAACTTGACGCAGGACCACAACCATTAGAACTATTCATGTACGAACATGGTGGTGGAACTTGCGTAATGCTTGCATGGAATATAAACAACACAGGTTGGGTAATTGTGCCAGACACAGCATTTACTACAACAGCAACCCCTACACCAACGACAACAACGACAACAACCACAACAACGACAACAACCACAACAACACTGCCACCAACAACCACAATTTCATCAACAACTACCGTTCAAGAAAGCACAACAACATGGGTTCAAAGTACAACATCCACAACTACAACGACGACAACTTCTACTACTGTTCCGCAAACGACTGTCCCTGTAACGACGACAACTACGACTCAACCTTTAACAACCACTTCCACAACAACAAGTACAACAACCCCGGAACTATTAACCACAACCACAAATCAACAACCATCAGTACAAATAACCACAACAAGTACCACAACAACGCAAGCACCTGAAACGCAAACCACAACAGCAACGACAACAACAGAAACAACCCAAGAAACTTACGCATCAACAACTACTTTGCTCGCCACTGTAGAAACAGCCCTGTTACCACTACCTACAACAACGGACTCCACAACAACAACCACAACAACATTTCTCGAATCTACCACAACTGTTGATACACAAGTAGCGATGTCTGTTGTTGTGCCAAATGAATTAAGCACAGAGCAAGCAACTGAATTGGCAAGCAGTAGTGCAGTGCTGGCACAAATAACGCAAGAGCAAGCAACGGAAGTGTTTGCCGTTTTGGACTTAGACGAATTATCAGAGCAAGCGATAGAACAAATTGTGGACGCAGTGCAAACTGCACCTAACGAAGTGCGCACAGCATTTGAAACACAAATAAATATCTTTAATGGCAAGACTGATAGTTATGTGCCGTTGGGTAGCACAGTAAGCGTTGGTGCTAGGCGTGTGCTTGTGGCGGCAACAGGCGTGTTAATTGTTGGCAGTGTTGCAACAAGTACGCCACAATCACACACGAGCCGCAAGAATGGCTAAATGAAATTTCTCAAAGAAATTAGTGCGCTGTCTTGGACACTTGCAGGAACAGGACTTGTTTTAATTACTTTGAGTGGCGACACGAAACGAATGGGCATAGTTATTTCGGTTGCAGGTTTAGTGGTACACATGCTCGGAACATTTACACAAAAGGAGTAACAAACAATGAAAACACTTAACACTCTTATTCTGCGCATTGGTGCAGTGTTTGGAAGTAGTGCGCTTGCCGCTGTTGCTGGCGGTGCGGTGCTAGATGTAGAACTTTGGAAAGCCGCCGCTATTGCTGGCATTGTTGCCGCCGCAAAAGTAACGGAGCAATTGTTCCGTGCATGGTACGAAGATGGCGTGCTTACAAGCGACGAAATTGCTACTGCATTTGGAAAGAAAAAATAATGGCTAAATTGCCAATAAAAAAACTTGTCATGCCAACTGATTTGACTGGAATAACAAATGGTGAATTGCCACGAAAACTACTTACGAAAATCAACCCAAGTGGCAAGTTATATTGGCGTGCCGCGCAAAGTTGGGAGCAGTTGCGGCAACTTGCCAGCAACGAAGGTTTGGTGCTGTGCCATGTTGGCGATTACAGACCTTATGACCAGCAACTTGCGTTGTTTAAGTCACGAATGAAACCGTACCCAAATGCAAAAGTGGCAAAACAAACAACACGGCAATTTAATAACGAAACTTGGTATCTGCACACAGGCGCACCAGTAGCCACTCCAGGCACATCAAATCATGGTTGGGGACTTGCCATTGACGCCGCACTGCAAGTAGATGGCAAAGTTGTAACTATTACCACTAAACCAAAAGACTGCAAGCGAAGTGGTTTGCAGTTCTTGCTAAAAGTGGCACAAGATTTGGGTTGGAGTTGGGAGTTACAAAGCGAACCGTGGCACATTCGCTATGTGCTGGGCGATAAAGAATTGCCACAAACGACGTGACATGGACAGTGCAATTGTTGTTGCTGTAATAACTGTTATTGGTGGCGTCATTGTTGCGCTTATTAAGCAGAGCCGTAAAGATAATAGTCGTGACCATGCAATGGTTGTTGATGGCATTAAGCGCATTGAAACGAAAATTGACACACACTTACTTGACCACACTCGTAAAAACTTAAAACGAAAGTAGGTGGCACGGCGGTTGCATGTCGCTGTCTGACCGTCGTGCCACTTTAATTATTTACATCGCTAATTCTGCAACACTTTCGCAGTAAAGTTATTTGCATGACAAATAAAACAACAGCGATAGAAATAAAAAAACCAACACACGGCACAAAGGATTGGTTGCAAGCACGACACCGTTACAACGACAAGTGCATTGTGGGCAGTAGCGAAGTGAGCATTGTGATGGGTGCAAGCGACTATGAAACGGTAACAGATTTAGCAGTACGCAAATTGCAGTCCGTAGTTGTAAATGAACCCAACGAAGCAATGACACGGGGCAATGTGCTTGAACCTGCGTTAATACAGCACGCACAAAACGAATTGCTGATGCCGTTAATAACGCCTGATGTTATGTATTTGAATGGGCGCATTATTGCAACACTTGACGCACGGGGCATGGGCGGCGAGCGAAATGTTGTTGTGGAAGCAAAGACGAACAATCGCTGGGCATTAGGACAAGAACTGCCTACTGCATGGTGGTGGCAAGCACAAGCACAAATGCACTGCACGGAAACAGAGAAAGTTACTTTTGTTGTGCTAGATAAACACATGCGTTTAGGTTTGCAAGATGTAGTGCGTGTTGATGACGCAATTGCGCAAATGATTGAGCAAGTTAAATGTTTTGCAATGCGATAGACGAACAACGCTTGCCCAACGACACTGTGCTTACTGCACCGCAAGTTGCGTCGTTGTACGCAAAACCCGAAGGCACAATAGAATTAGACAGCAATGCGCTTGCACTGATTGCTGAATGGGAAGCGATTAAAGAAGCATTAAAAGAATATGATGCACGAGAAAAACAAATTAAAGACACAATTGCGAACATTATGCGCGAGCACGAGTTTGCAACTGTTGGCGGACAGCGTGTGTTGTCGTACAAAGCGCAAAGCACACGACGACTTGACACAAAGGCTTTTGCACTTGCCCACCCAGAGTTGGCTAGTGCATACACAACCGACAGCACTTTTAGAGTGCTACGGATAACAAAATAAAACAACAAACAAGGAGACAACATGAGTAATTTCATGGACAGTTATGTAGACGTGGCAGAGCGCATACGCAAGTTCAAAGAGCAGTACCCAACAGGTTGCTTGCGTCCGTACAACCCAGAAATTCCGTTCGTGCTTATGGAGATAGGCGGACGGGAATTTATTGTGTACACGGCGGCATGCTTTCGCACACCAGACGACCCGATGCCTGCTGTTGCAGTTGCGGCAGAGCCAAGCATTGGCAAAACAAACTTCACAAAAGACAGCGAAGTTATGAACGCAGAGACAAGCGCATGGGGCAGAGCAATTGTTGCGTGCCTTGCGGCGGACACACAAAAGATTGCGAGTTTAGATGAAGTGCGTAACAGGCAACAGGAAAGCACTAAACCTGCGAGCAATGTTTTACCGCTTACGAAAACGCAACCTGCACAACGCAACACAACAGGCGTTGCAAGTGTTGCGCAAATTAAATATGTCAAGGCACTTAAAGAACAAGTGCAAGCAGACGACAAGTTAATGACAGACTTAACTAATGGCACTGCACTAGACAAACTTGATGTGCAACAAGCAAAGCAACTAATTAACGACTTGCTTGCACTAAAAAACGACAAGGCGTTACTTGTTTATGACGAGCAAGGCAAAGCAAAAGTGCAACACACAGAAGGAGACAAATAATGGCAGAGTGGACAATACGAGCAGTGCAAGGCACACAGTTGGAACGGCATTCATTTGAAGCGTTGCGACTTAGTGCCGCAAGCACATTTGCACGGACTTGGATAAAAGAGCAATACGACGAGCCGTGGCAAAGCGGAAAAATTGTTTTGCTTAACGACATTGGGCAAATTGTGGAACATCTACCAAACTTAAACGACTACGAAGAAAGAGACAGCAGTGATGATGATGACTTCTAATGAACAATTGTTTACGCCATACAACGGCACGGGCGGTTATGTGGAACGCCCAACAAGCATTGCAAGAGCAATAGATGAAGTTGCAGACGGCACGCTAAGTAAAAGGCAACAAGCAGTATTGCAATTGCTAAACAAAGCAGGACGCAATGGTTGCATTTGGATTGCTATTGGACAGCAACTTAATTTGCATCACGGACAAGCAAGTGGAGTGTTAAGTAATTTGCACAAAGCAGGCGAGGTGTTCATGTTGCGCAAGAAAATTATGCGTTGCCACCCTTATGTTGCAAAACAGTTTCGCTGTTACTACAAAGACGACGAAGTGTTTGATACGCCAGCAACAACACGAGCAGGTGAACGAAAAGAGTTATTAGAAAAGTTGTTGTTGCAGTGCAGAGAAGCAGGCAAACATGGTTTCAATATATATCAAGCAACAGAAATTGGCAGAATTGTGGATAAGGTAAATGCGCATGACGCAAGAACAACTGCCACGAAAGGGTGAGTGTGAAGGCAACAGAGAAAAATGCGGTGACAAAAGTTGTCCGTTGTTTGGCACGCTTGGCAAAATGGGGCGTGATAATAAGCGTCGTGTCAAAAATTGTGCTGACCCTGTTGCAAGGGGCAAGCGAAATAGACGGAAGGGCGACAGTAAAGCGCGGCGAGCACGCAAGCAATTAGGCATAGGCGGCGCAAACACACGCCACGAAGAACATTGGGGCGGCGATTTGCGTGTAGAAGTAAAAGCAGGTGCGCAAGTTGCGGTGATATGGACAAAGTATTTATTGGCAGAAACACAAAGCAAACAACAGCGAAGCATTGGCGACCCAAGACCTTTTGCACTTATAGCAATGCCTGACGGGACAACTGAAGGACTTGTTGTAATGCGATTAACTTCGTTCGCACAATTGTTTGGCGAATAGCAATGGCGTGACGCAAGGAGACAGCCCAACGCCACGCCACTACCCAACTAATCAAGGAGACAAGTTGTTATGACACAGGATATAACACACAAAACGCAGTTGATGCACAGGTTTACTTTGCGGTGATTCCCGAATGGGTATTAGACCTGCCAATAAGTAGCAGTGCGATTCGGGTTTACTGCTGTTTGCGCATATGCAGACAACAAAAGTGGTGAGTGCTACCCAAGCAGGCGCACGCTTGCAATGCGCAGTCGCATGAGTATTGCAACAGTTGATAGAGCATTGAAAGAATTGGTAGAACACGGCGCAATCTTGCAACGCAAACGAAAAAACAATGCTGGCGATTGGACAAGCAATCTTTATACAGTGCTGGCTTTGCCTATGGGGGTAGCAACAAATCTTGCCCTACCCCATACAAGAATTGCCGCAACGGGTAAGCGCAAAAGTGTTGCACAAACTAGACCCAATATGAATGAGAAACAAGAACTGCTGGTGTATCCTTTAGAAATACCAAAGGCAGAAGCCACGCCTACCAAAGACGGCTTATTGGCAACAGCACAACAGTTTCGTGAGTTATCCGAAACATGCACACCAACAATGAAAAAAACAATGTTGAAACTTTCACAAAGATTTGAAGCACAAGCACAGGAGATTTCCAATGAAACGACTGATAGCAATAATTCTTATTAGTACAGCATTTGCGCCTAGTTGCGCAGTGCAAGCAACACAAGCACCAACAACAAGCGTTGTTAATTACCAAACAACAGCGTTACCCACAACAACTACCACTACAACAACAACAACCACATTGCCACTTGCCCCAGAAGGCAAACGGTGCAACAAAGCAACCGTTGCAAAGTTGGCTGAATACGGTTTGCCAGCAGACCCATTTGCTTACATTGCTTATCGTGAAAGCCGTTGCAACCCAAATGCCATAAATGCACGATGGGATAAACAAGGCAACATGACTTATTCACTCAATAAAAACGGCACATGGGACAGTGGCTTGCTACAAATAAACAGCGGTCATAAAGAGCGTGTGCGCCGCATTTGTGGCAAGCAGGCACTAGAAAACAATTTGGCTGGGTTGCTTGACATAGACTGCAACTTGGCAGTTGCCGCAGAGTTGTACGATAATGGCAAAGGCTTGTCGCATTGGAAGGCGACTTACAAGCAAGACAACTAACACAACAACTGATATAGTGACAAACAAGGAGAACAGCGACATGAGTGCAAGACGAGTACGAACAGACCTGCGAGACAGTGCGGCGAGTGCAATAAAGAAAGCGAGGGCATTAACAAATGTCAGCCAAATTAAATTGGCAGAATTGTTGGCAGTTAGTCAGCCGCTCGTTAGTAGTTGGGAATGTGGCAAAGTTACTCCCGGAATTGACGACATTGTTCGTATTGAAACAGCACTTAATTATCCGCAAGGTGAATTGTTGTTTGCTATTGCATACCCGAACAACGACCCGAATGTTGAAGCACGCACCTAATGCACGGCAGGTTGCATGAGCGACACGCCTGTTGTCAGCAATGTTTGGACAACGGCGCAACCACGAACAACCACACGCGAGCGACCTGTTCGTTTAAGTCCAGAACCTTTGGTAAAAATTGTTGATGGCATGCCTTGCCGTGAAGCCGCCGCAATGTTAGGTATTAACGCTGGCACTTTGCAGAAGTGGCGCAACGGTGAAACGCAACAAGGTTTGCATTACGCAAAAGCAGACCAAATTGCGTGCAACGCATTAGGCGTTCACCCAACTGCTATTTGGGGCAAACAATGGTGGCAAGTATGAGCGTTGCAGTGTTGTGGCAAGATGGTGAAGTAACAGCAGGCAAAGATGCAACTGATGTGTTGCAACAATTGCTAGGCGGTTGGAATCCGAACACTGTTGCTGAGTTGCGTGATGTGTTGGCACGTCGTTCGTTAATAAATGTTGATGACGCACGCCAATTAAATGATGATGAGTTCTTGCAGTTGTTGGACTGCAAAGGCACACTCACCTATCAGCAAATTGTTATGCGCTGAAATAATTGCACTATCTCTTAGGAAATAAGCATCGTTGATATGCGCTGTTGCTGGCACTAGCATTGCTTATAGACAAGTGGAAACGCCACTTGCGAAAACAAGGAGACAGAAAATGCCAAGACAAGTAACACAAGAAAGACTCGCACAGTATTTGCGAGTTCTTGAATTGCATGACCAAGGAAGAACATTCCGTGAGATTGCAAACATTATGGGTTTCGCAGACCCACGCACTTCACGCTTCATGTGGATTAGTGGTTTGCGACACAGTGGACGACATGCAGAAATTCCAGTCAGCACGCCACGCAGAGTTACAGTGCAACACAACGGACGCACGACAACACTTGTTGTTGATGAACAGACAGCATGGCAAACAAACAGCACACTGACATTTGGAATTGAAATTGAATGTGTGGGCTTGACAACAAGTGATGCGGCACGAGCGTTGCGTGACGCTGGCATTACTTGCGAGAACAATGGATACAATCACAACACACGCCCAACATGGAAAGTTGTTACTGACGCAAGTTTGCACAGTCGCAATGGTGCATGCGAAGTTGTTTCGCCTGTGCTTAGTGGCAGTGACGGACTAACAGAAGAGCGCACAGTAATGAAAGTGTTGCGAGATGCAGGCGCACGCATTAACGAGTCGTGTGGCATGCACATACACATTGGCGTTGACCAACTTGCTAGGGAACACCAGACAAGAATAATTAAGGCTTACGGTGCGTGGCAGTGGGCAATGACGGCATGGATACTTGAACGACGAGTGAACAGCCGTTGGTCTGCGTTGCGCAGTGCTGACACAAACGCACGCCTTGCAACAAGTTGGGAAACAACAAATGACAGGCGTAACTTTGCAAGCAGTATGGACAGGTACTACGCATTGAATGTTGCAAGTTATCACAGACACGGCACATTTGAATTTCGTAGTCATCATGGTTCGCTTAACGGGCAAAATGCAACAGCATGGATTGCAATGCACTTGGCATTTATTGACGCTTGCAAACATGAAACAACATTTATGGCGTTATGCGACAACTTGCCTGTTGGCGCAGAGTACAAGCGAACAGTTGTAAATGGTATTTACAACGCACCTACAAGACTTGAAGGTGTAATTGCTGGTCGTGAATTAGTAACACGCTTAGGAGCGTTGCAAACAGGTACAGCACTAGACGCTGATGTGTGTGCATACATGACACAGCGTGCAGGCAACATTCCAGTCCGAAGCCGTAATTCGTAACAACAACAACAACAAAGGAGACAGAACATGTGTGGTATAGGAGCATTCCAAATTGCAGAAGGCGAGTGTGACCCAGCAATGGTTGCACGAGTGCTTTTGCGCTTGTTAGAAGTGCGTGGCAAAGATGCAAGTGGCGTTGCATGGCACGACGATAAAGGACAAACATTTGTGCGTAAAGGCGCATTGGCAGGCAAAGCACTTGCACGAAGCCTTGACAAAACAATTGGCACAACAGGCATTGTGCATACACGATGGGCAACGCAAGGCAAGCCCAGCAACAACGACAACAATCACCCGATAGATGTTGGTGGAATTGTTGGTGTACACAACGGACACATTGCAAACGACAACGAGTTGCTTGCAAAGTGTGTGGACTACAAGCGACAAGCACAAGTGGACAGCGAAGCAGTGTTTGCTTACATGGCGCACGGCAAGAAAGAAACTGCACTTGTGGACAGACTTGCAGAAGTGCGTGGCAATGCGGCACTTTTGTGGTTGCGTAGTTACGACAAGCAACAACGCTTGTATGCAGTGCGGCTAACAAGTAGCCCGTTGTGGTTTGGGCAAACAAAGAAAGGAAGCATTGTGTTCGCAAGCACGGAAGCAATACTGAAAGAAACAGCGAAGCGATGCAAACTTGTTTTTGAGTACATATACGAAATGAAGCAGGGCGAGCACATTATGGCGCAAGACTGCAACATTAAACACATGACGCAAGTAAAAGTGGTTGCGCCTGTATATGTGCCTACGCACAATTACAACAAGCCCAGCAAGTTTGCGCAACAGCGAAGCATTGCACAAGCACAACTAGACGCATTGTGGGACGACGACGATTTGTTGCTAACAACAGACGACTTTGACTACGAAGCAGAACAAGACGAATACAACAATTTGCGAGATGCGTTAGACAGACAATTCCGCATGGGCAAATACGGAGAACGCTGGTAACAGCAATAGCCACGCATTGCGCAGGCAACACGGGTTCACGACCCGAGCGTGGCACGCCATAAACAACAACAACAGACAGGAGACAAACAACATGGCAAAGCAACAGCAAATGGTGGTAACACCATTGGACAACAATGTTTGGAAGGTGACGCTGACCGTCGCAATTCCCGACTATGGAAGCGCAGGCAATTACACGGCTTTGGACGCAATACTGCCAACGCTGAATTACGAAATAACGGTGCTGGGTATGCAACAAGATTTGTTGCACTTGGTATTTTGCGAAGCAAACGAAAGCGCAGTGCTTGCACGCAAAGAAACAAACACAGTACCAGATGACACTGCATTGCTTGGTGCGCAACTTGACAAGTTAATTGCACAACAAGCGCACCCAACAGCAAACACAACAAAGCGCAAGCAAAAGCACAAGAAGGCTTACAAGCCTTCCGCAGTAGTTGCAAAGCGAATTGAAACTGTGCATGCGGCGTTGCGTGCATTGCAAGACGCAAGTGCAAACGACATTGCAACTGTTACAGGCATGCCAATAAAACAGGTGTACAACAGCCTATACAGACTGCATGACGCAAAACAGATATTCGCAACAAAGACGGACGGCAAAGTTCGTTGGTTGGCAGTAAAAAAATAACAACCACAATCGTTGGGGGCGCAAGCCCCCAACAAAGGAGATGAAATGATTACAACAGCATTACCAACTACACAACGGGCGATAGACCCCGATAACGCTTTGCGTTATCAGCGTGTCCGTTTGCATGCGAGAGCACGCACAGTTACAACAACAGATGTGCTGGTAACAGGTAGCAATTGGCACAACGCCTTTTTCTCGGCACTAGGAACAACAAACTTTAATGGCACAGTTGATTGGACTTACAGTTACGACGAAGGCAAAGTGTGTTTGGCTTTGCACAGTCTTAGCCACGCAGATGTTGCCGTGCAAGTATTGACAACACTTGTACTTGAATGCAATCAAGTAATTGGTTGGTTTGACAAATACGAGACGGTTTATGGTGAGACAATGGCGGCGACACTTTGCCGTGATTGCGTACTAATAGACAAAGAGTTTCGGGTGCAGTGGAGTGAAGACAGCAAAACAGGTTGGACACTTGCGTTTACAAACATTGACACAACTGCAATTGTTAATGCACGACACGCATTGCCAACAACAGTTGAAGAATGGTTGAACCCGTTGCCATTGGAAGGACAAACAATATGAAAGTTGTTGATGAACGAAAGTGGCGTAGAGCAAAACTGTTATTCATGCTGTTTGTAACTGTTGCGCTTTTGTGGTGCATGGGTGGGCTTGAAGGCACAGAGCCAATGCCTTACCCATACGCAGTGCCACCATTGTTTGCAGTGATGGCTTACATGACGCACAACTTGACAAAGCATTGGAAGCATTAACAACAAACTGAATACACAATTAGCCCGTGCATGTACCCGACGCATGCACGGGCTTCTTGCTGTTTAAGCACTCGCACAAAGTGCCTGCACTGTTGCCCCATGTTGCGCACTAACTCGCATTAGAACGCTTCCTAATGCGTCTAAATTGGCGTGTTTTTACGAATAACGCACTATTGAAGCAACTTTTGATATTGTGAGCACAAGTACAAACGACACGAATAAGGACAGCGATGGCAAACAACATACGGCAAGAACTCGCTTCAATGGCGAAAGCAATTGACAGCGTGCAACCACACCCACGCAATGTAAGACAAGGTGATGTTGGCGCAATTGCCACGTCGCTCAGTACGCACGGTCAGTATCGCCCAATCGTTGTGCAAGCGAGCACAGGTTTTATTTTGGCAGGCAACCACACATATAAAGCCGCAGTCAGTTTGGGTTGGGACAAGATTGCAGTGAACATGGTCGTTTGTACAGATGATGAAGCGTTGCGCATTTTGCTGGCGGACAACCGTGCTAACGACCTTGCAAGTTATGACGATGCAGGTTTGCTTGAAGTGCTGAAAGAATTAGCAGGAACGCCACTACAACTTGAACAAACTTTGTACGACTTGAGTGACTTAGATGATTTAGTGGCGTTACTAGAAACTGAGCCGTTTCAACCAAGCACTACAAATAATGCCATTAACGACTTGCACGAATACTTAGCAACAGTGCGCATAGTGCTTGACTTGCCTAGTGATGTTGCAGAAAAGTTCCACGCCATAGACGCACCTAATAATGTTGAGCGTTTGAAACTGTTGCTGAATGTCAGTTGATTTGTTGTTCTCGTTTGCGTTTCATAAACGAATTGACTTAGCCGCCGTGAGAGATGCAGTGGGCAACGACGCAAATATCATGATAGATAGTGGCGCATTTACAGCGCACAGCACAGGCAAACCAATTAAGTTGGCTGATTACATGGCGTTTCTAGAACATTGGCGCGGCGTGTACAACTACGCAATGAGTCTCGATGTAGTTCACAACACAATTGCAACAGCACGCAACCTAGTCACGCTCACAGATGCAGGACACAAAGTGTTGCCTGTTTACACTGCAACAGCCAACGAACGAGAGTTGCGGCGCATTGCAAGAGACTTTGATTACATTGCTTATGGCGGCATGGTTGGCGTGCCGAAAACTTTGCAACAGGCGGCGACTAAGCGTGTTGTTGATATTTGTCGTGAAACAAATACACGAGTTCATGCACTTGGACAAGCAAGCGCACAAATGTTTGCAGTCTCACAAGCACACAGTGGCGACAGTAGTGCAGTGAGTCGCATGACTTTGATACGCAGTTTGCAGATTTACGACTACAGCCGCAGGCAAATGATTAACGGCAAAATAGGTAACAAAGATGATTGGCGCAACAATGCACGCCTTTACCAGAGTTATGGTTTGAATGCTCGAGCATTTATAAGTGGCGCAATTATCAAAGAGAAAGAACAACGCTTAATTGGCTACCAAGCAGGTTTGTTAAGCACGGCATTACTTGCAAATCACTTACAACGCAACAACAAACAACCAATCATGTACAGCAGTTTGGGCAACGGTGAAATTCTAATAAGTGGCAAACAAGTTGGCATAGATTGGCGCACAAATAACTTGCACCCACAATTGCAACGAGCGAAAATTGCGTGTGATGCGTAGCGTTTTATTGTTTAGTGGCGGCATGGACAGTTACGCGGCTCGCATGCTTTACGAACCAGATGTGCTGTTGTATGTTGATGCTGGCACACGGTACGCACACGCCGAGTTGCGCCGCCTTCCTAAATAAACAATTGTTGTTGATATGCGTGTGCTAAATACTTTTGGTGTTGTGGACGACATAATTCCATTGCGTAATTTGTTTTTCGTTGCAGTTGCGGCACAGTACGGCGAGCAAATAATTCTCGGCGCAACAGCGGGCGACAGAGTGTTGGACAAGAGCGTTGAGTTTGCAACACAAACAAGCGCACTGTTGTCGTACTTGTGGCAACAACAACATTGGACAGAGGGCAAAACAATAGAAGTAACAATGCCAATGAAAGGCATGAGCAAAACACAAATCATTGCGGCAGTGCAAAACAAATGTGGCGATTCCGGGGTTGCGCAACTTGCCAAAAGTTTCAGTTGCTACAACCCAAACAACGACATTGAGTGCGGTGTTTGCAAACCTTGCCGCCGCAAATGGATTGCGTTTGCATCGTTGGGCTTTGCACATTTAGTTGTTGATGCAAGAAGTGCCGTGTTGCACAACGAATATAAAGCAATTAAAGATGGCACATGGGACAGAGGTAAAGACGAGTTGATTGCTGTAATGACAGCAATAGAAAGAACGGTATAAAATGCCTTATCAAGTAACTAAAACATTCGGACACGAATTAGGTTTGTCGTGCGTGTTTCGCCAACACAAAGCGAACTCGCATTGCAAATACCTACACGGCTACGCATTGGCTTTTGAAATTGTGTTTGAAGCAGAAACTTTAGACGCACGCAATTGGGTAATTGACTTTGGCTCGTTAAGTGATATCCGAGAGTTTCTCAAAGATATGTTTGACCACACACTGCTTGTTGCAACAGACGACCCAATGTACGACGAGTTAGTGCGGCTTTCGGATAGTGGCTTAGCAAGTGTTGAAGTTGTAGACAAAATAGGTTGCGAAGCATTTGCGAAACTTGTTTACGACTATGTGGCGTTATGGCTTGTAGAAAACCTTGTTGCATGCAAGTTGCGCAAAGTTACTTGCATGGAACACGCAAACAACAAAGCGAGTTACAGCCTTTGAAACGCCTGCACACTTACCCCATTCCGTGCGCTAACTCGCAACAGAACGCAACTGTGCGTGTCCTTTTATGAGCAGAGAAACAATTTTCTACGCATTAACAACAAGTGTGCCGCAACTAACAATCAGCGAACACTTCGGACCGACACTGCAAGGCGAGGGAATTAGCGCAGGCAAACCTGCGTACTTCATACGACTTGGACTGTGCAACCTAGATTGCAAATGGTGCGATACGCCGTACACATGGGATTGGACAGGTAAGAACGGTTATGCGTACAGCAAAGCAATTGAATTGCGGCGCATGCTTGTAACAGAGATTGCTGACTGTGTGCCAGCAACATGTCGCACAGTTGTTATTTCGGGCGGCGAACCAATGGTGCAACAAACAAACATGCTTGCACTAGTACATTTGTTGCGCAGACAAGGACACAGAGTTGAGATAGAAACAAACGGCACCATTATGCCCGATAGCAAAGAATGGCTTGCTCTCTCGAGCGAGTACAACGATTTAGGCGTGCAGTTCACATGCTCACCAAAGTTAAGCAATAGTGGTGTTGCAGTAAACAAAGCAATAGATATTGACGCATTAGAAGAATATGCAAATCTTGGTGCAGTGTTTAAGTTTGTTGTGCAAAGCGAGCAGTGCATGCAAGAAGTTAAGTGGTTGTGCGCACGCCTGCAATTGCCGCCTAGCAGTATCTATCTAATGCCCGAAGGACGCACACAACAACAAGTGCTAGACCGTTTGCAATGGGTGTTTGATATGTGTGTGGCTAACAACTACAACATGTCAGCACGCTTGCACACGCTGGCATACAACGACGAACGGGGCGTGTAATGGAAGCACCATTGACAGCAATACAACAACTGATTGAATACATTGGCGAGGACGCAAGTAGAGACGGATTACTAAACACACCCAAGCGTGTATGCAAAGCGTTCAAAGAAATGACAAGCGGTTATAGCGCAAACATTGCCGAGATACTTGCAGTGTCGTTTGATGTTAAGTACGACGAACTCGTTGTGGTACGCAATGTGCCATTCAATAGTTTGTGTGAGCACCATATGTTGCCGTTTACAGGCACAGCAACACTCGGCTATCTGCCACAAAACCGCATAGTTGGGTTAAGCAAACTTGCACGACTTGTTGATGCGTATGCACGCCGCCTACAAGTACAAGAACGATTAACAAAACAAATAGCAGACGCAATGAACGAACACATACAGCCATTAGGTTGCGGCGTTGTTATGCGAGGCAACCACAGTTGCATGAGTTGTCGTGGCATACAGAAGCAGGGCGAAATGGTAACAAGCGCACTACACGGCACATTGCGCACGGAAGCAATACAGCGTCAAGAGTTCCTAAGTCTCGCAGGCTATTAACCCTTATTAGTAAGGCTTATTGCATGACGCAACCACCACGAGCGTGCTTAACCTGCGGCGCACTAAGCACAGGCACAAGATGCCAGCGTTGCACCACACAAAGACAAACAGCACAAACAAAACGCAAACACAGACCGCACTACAACGCCACATACCGCAAAGCCGCAAAGTTAGTTAGAGACAACGCCACACATTGTTGGATATGTGGCGGCGGCGCACGCAACGACGACCCATGGACTGCTGACCACTTGTTGCCAGCAAACCCCAACAGTCCACTTCTGCCAGCGCACCGCAGTTGCAACAGTTCACGCGGCAACACGCCATACACGCCACCTACTGCCAATCAGACGCAATAGGAAGCGTTCTAAGCGTCGCAAAGTATCAGGAGCGATACAAGCATGCACGCACTCACGCACGCTCACCCCATGCCCTGCACACGCACCCCATGCCCCGAGCAGGCGACGCACAACAAACCCGTGAGCGTTTTTTTGATGGTGGCAACACAAACCCC